GGGCAAGATAGCCCTCGATTTCTTCTTGATATACAGCGATGTTGCCAGTACTTACGGCTCCTTCGTCTGATATAACAACCATTTCATATATAACGCCTTCGAAGTTACCTGAGGCACCGCTGCCATCTCCTAAATGACCAGAGATACTTGAAACATTAAACAAATCTGCACTACCTTCAAAAGCTAGGGTACCATTAACATATAGTATAGGCTTATTGGCCTTACGACCAAAAGTTAATATAAGATCATCATCAAAACTATAAGCAGAAGTTTTGGAGGTAGCGTTACTATCAAGATACATTGTAAGTGTCGTAGCAGAACTAGTACAATCTTTAGTTAAAGCCCATGTTGTTATATTTTTTGTAGTAACTATAATGGTTTCCGAGTTATCATCTGGACCAATATTTACTACCATATAATGTAGGAAGTCACCAGTCCCATGATTCAAAGTATCTGTTGTATCGTCCACCATCTTGTCGGTAAAACCATCAAAGACCAGCCCATCAAACCCATTTAGTGGGGTTCCTAAGGTTGGCATATTGCCGAGATCTGTCTGTGACCAATTGTTTTCTTCAGGAGAACGATCAGTAGCTTCAATAATCTTAGTGGGGTTGTTTGTCTCTGGTCTAAAGTATTCTGGAGATATCCAATTGATAAGCCTAGACTCAACATCTGGAGTCCAGATAGGACCAAGACGTATGTTCCAGCTTGTATCAAAGTCTTCTGGAAGAACATATCCCCTATTCTCTAGAATTTCGTTTCTTAATGATAATATATAATCTCTTGTTCCCCGACCTAAGTTCTCTGTCTGATTAGCAACACAAGTACTGCTGTTAGTAGTACCTACTATATCTAAAGTACGGAGAGGAGTATTAATATTCATAGATTAAACCCAAGCAAAGAAGAATTTAGTTGTAAAATCAGTTCCGACAGAAGAAACAACAGTAGCATCATTATAAGCTAATCTAAAATTAGGAGCGTATACTCCCGATAGATCTGCAAGATAGCTTGTGACCCCAGTACTAGCAGCAACTGAAGCGTCAAGAACAGAAACAGTAACCCAATCTGTACCGTTATGAGATGCTTGTATTTCAAGGGAAGCACTAGCAACATCAGGTACTACCTGAATATCCATACCCATGAGAAGCTTTTTGTTTTCAATGGAATCCGTAGAAGGTACAATAGTAGCACTGACACATTTATCAGTTGCGTTTGCCATGGTAGCGGTTGTGGGTGATGTTTTTACAGTATAGCCATTGACTGTTGCAGAAACAAAAGCTCCTGCTGTTGTTGTAGCCATAGTTCACCTCCTATTTATGTGAGAAAAAGAATTGCGATGTTCCAGAAGTTCCAATATCAACGCCACCGCTATTCAGTAACATTCTAAAATATGGAGCAACTATCCTTGTTGTATCTGGGTAGTATTTAAATACTCCAACGGTACCATCTAACTCGCTGTCAAGTGTAACAGCGGTTACCCAGCTAGCTTTATCATGAGAGACCTGTAACACAAGGTCTGGACCACCGCCGCCAGTAAAGTTTGTCTTCGACATACCAGCAGTTCCGGTGTCTGTCAGAGTAACTGTGGTATTACCAGCTACACCACCTGTAGCCTGAGTAACAGTTACCACAGCCCCATCTACCGTAGCAGTAAACCTAGTTCCTGCCGGACCCGATGAGGTGTTGATTACATTCATCAAATTAGTAGCTGTGGCATCGTTGGAAGTTGTGGATTCCCACGTTCCCGCCACTGAACTTTGGTCACCATTAACAAAATCGTAGTTGGTACCATCAGTAGCAATTAGGTTTATCTTATCAGTACTATTAAGTTCGGTAAAAGCTGTAATTGTTATAGTACAGGTTGCAGTAGTATTATACTCCGTAGCCACAATAACACCCATAACAAGATCGGCGGCCTTGTTAGCAAGGTTATCAGTATTTGTATCTATAGCAATACTAGCAAGGGAATCGGTACCGCTAGCTAAGGTAGGACTAACTGCTGTTGTTCTAGAAGTATACCCACCAATAGTAGATGAAGAAAAAGCTTCTGCTGTTAGAGTAGCCATTAGATTACCCCCTGCTGCATAGCTTGCTGTATACCTTGACCGCCAGTAGCTTCCATATCCTGCATAGCAGCTTGTAATCCACCTTCAGTTACAGCTTGGTTAACCATTGTTGTCCTATCAGCAGATCCTTGAATCTGAGCCTGAGCTTGGGCTATTTCCATTTGCTCTTGTTTAACATCCTCTTCTGTTTTAATCCACTGTTGGGCATTAAAGCCGAGAGAACTGATAAGAGCTCTACCATATTCATCCCATCGGAACATTGCAGCAGCAGCTTCCGGTAGGTTTCTAACCATCTCACCCATTTGCATAAGCTTCTGTAGATCACTATCTCTACTAAGTGCCTGAAGACCAGTGACAATAGAAACACCTAACATCCCCTCTTCAGTAAACATATCCTGAAGTCTTTCATCTATCTCACTGTTGGTAGTCATAAGAAATACAGTTCGTCTTACAATAGGCTCCATCAAATCTCTAGCAATAGCCGAAAATGCTCCGCCAAGAACGTGTTCAAGTTCTTGACCAATCATTCTAACAGCAGTAGCTGTAACCCTTTCACCTTGGGGTATGCTAGCGGAGTCTAATAAGAAAGCTCTTCCTATTTCCTTACGTAATATATCTACACCGGTTTGTGTTGCACCAATCTGGGGGTTCATGGTTTGTGCAGGTGAGATTGTAAAGACTTCGTTAGGTCTTGAAGCAACAAAAGACCCAGAAGGAGATCCAGCAAGATCATCTATCTCAGTAATACCCGTTGGGTCAACACCCTGCCAAAACAGTGAAGCAGCAGAGATACCATTAATCAACCCCTCAGTAAATCCTTCAAGGGTTTTGATATCACCAATTAGATCCTCGCAATGTGATCGACCATAGTTCTCTCCGGGTACACCGACCCACCTAAGCATTATAAAGGGGGGTGTAGTATATTCACCACCACCTTGGAGAGCATTACCATCAGCATCTTGTCTTGTTATTGTCCAGACACCATCCTTAACAACAATTCTCATGTATACTTCTTTGTATCCCTGTCTATTATCCATTCCCTCTGAAGAAGACATTAAATAATCGTCACTATTCATAGCCTCAGGAAGCGACTCATATTCAACCATAATACATTCTTCTACTTCACCATAAACATCTCTACGACATACATATCTATCTAATCTTACAACCCTAAAGTTCATATCATCATCCATAATAATACAAACATCACCAATAACAATAAGATGTTGTAGTGCTTGGTAAATAGTTTCTCTTAAGTTACCAGCCGATAACTTAGTATAAACTTGTTGTGAAAGATTAGATAGATAGACCTGTACCTCTACCTCAGGTTCAATACCAGAACCCATCTCGAATTTAAAGAAAGGCATATCATTTAACGGCAACAATGCACTAAGCATTCGACTAGCCATAGCTGTAACACCTCGTGCAGGAATAGAACTAAATGGTTGGGGTAGTTGGCTTTGCTCTGTCCACCCTTGTGGTGGTAATAGAGATGGAATAGTAAGCGATGCACAATAACGAGATCTTTCTAGTTTAGACCACCGTAAACTATCAAGAATTTTGAATCGTTTTGCGATATCGACCATTAGTTATTCCCCTTATTCAGGTCTTGTTTCCTCTGTTGTTTCCTCTTCCTCTTCACTTTCAGTAATGAAATCAGTACCAAAAGCAAGCGAGGCAAACATATCAGCAACAGATGTATCAACATCTTTAGGTTCTTCAATACTTTCCGAAACATCAGCACCCATTTTTTCAAGTCTTTCTAGTTCAGATATTCTAGCTTCTTCTTCTTGTTGCTGCATCATTCTTTGAGCATCTTCTCGTGCTGCTCTTTGTGCTTCTTGTTCGGCCAAGAACTCTCTTTGTGCTAAATCTCTTTCAGCAGATAACTCTGCCTCCTTCTCTAAGAGACTCCTTTGATCTGCTGCAGATAAACCTTGAGGTATCTCTCCACTCGGCCCGCCCCCAAAGAATAAAGGATGGTTTCTAATCATGAGGGTCTCCCTTCTAATCTCCTAGCACCCCTACGTGATCTACGCCTCCAAGAACTTGCTTGCATACCGGGCGATCTACCTTCAGGAGAAATACCTACATCACCACCAGCTTCAACACCGGGTCGCACACCAAGATTAGCTTCTTCCTTTGCAAACATACTCAGCTTCTCTTGATAACCTTTATCTGTAACCATAGTCCTTGCTTTCATTGTCCGCACCTTCTCCTTGTGTTCTTGCCTCATCTTTGCCGCTTCCTCAGCCATATGTTTCTTGAATCCGCGTATCTGCCTTCGGATATCAGCCTTGGCTTGCTTAGCTGCAGCTCTAGCCTTAGCAATAGCTTCCCACTTAGCCTTTCTTATTTTACTACTATGCCCAAACTGTGGGTTGCCTGTCTCTTTGTTGATATTATTATTCTTATGGCCTACAGTATATTGAGTAAGGTCAAGACCAGCTCCTTCGAACATAACATCAATCTTCTTCTTAGACAAAGGCTCACTAATAATATCTAAAGGAATAACAATTTCACCGGGAGTTAAATGACCTAGAATAACATCGCCACCTGCACTAGCTGATTCTACTGAGGAGGGTTGACCCTTTGTTGGGGGCGGGGGTACTGGAGGTTGTTGTTCTCCTCCACCCATCATTCCCATCATTCCCTGCATCATAGCTTGTTCAGGATTGATACTAGGCATTACTTACTCCTTTTTTCTGAAGTTCGATAATATGTTCTATCGTGTAGATTACTTCTCGTTGACCGGCTCTAAAGATTGCTTCTCTAATAAACTCATCAGAGTCTTTCTCTAGATTATATTCAAGAGGCGGGTACTTTTTTCTTAGAAACTTTGCTAGGTCTACGTCCAGTAGACTTAGGTTCTTCCATTCCTGTTTCATTTGTATTACCTTTCTCTAAAGCCAAGAGTCTTTGATCAATGTCTTTAATAACTATAACCAATTCAGCTGGCAGTACTTGAGCGTTCATACGCATCTTACGATAAACTGTGGCTTTATTATGCAACATACTCATATTAGTTCTCCACTAAATCCACAACCTCACACGTACCACCGCTACACGCAAGTGTATGTGTGTTAGTTGTTGTATCTTCAAGTTCATAGAACGATAGATTCTCCCAGTTAATATTAGCTGGGGTTTGTTCCACCATTTCTAAATAATGTTCTTTACTTATAGCCTCGAATGGGGCTTGTTCATATACATGATCTGTTTGGGGTAAGAAAGATATACCAGAAACCCATTCCCAATTAGCATATATCCATTGACCTACTGAAAGAAAACTATTGTCTGTATAGTTTACTGTAACCGATGGTTTATGATCACACCAATATTTTTGATAAGTAAGCCACAACTCTAAATGATCAAGCGGATTATAGTGGGTATATGTTGTAGCTTCATTAGGTGACTTTACCGGGAAAGAGAAGATAGTAGTTGTGTCTCCTCTAGTAACACAAGATTCGTGGACAACACCTCGGTCCTTCATAAAGGCACACAAGGGGTTGTCTGTGTCTATCCTGACTCGCCTAATATAATACTCAGAGAATCTAGGATGGATTCCTGATGATGTATTAGCAACACACGAAGTAGTTCCGCTTGGTTTACAACAAGTGATAGACTTAGACTTCTCAATCCCTATAATCTCTGCCCACTTTTCGTTTGTTAAATGTGCTTCTTCTTTAAGCTTTGTTAATAGATCTTTCAGTGTCTCGTTGTTTGATGAGGTTAGCAAACTATCATATATACCCGTAAAGGAGACACCTAATAATCTTTCTTCTTCACAGTTATTTTTCCACTCATGATCTAAGTAAGTAAACTTAGTGCACGCCGATTGGGTTGTACCGAGAATAGTAGCCATCCTAACCTTACGTCTAAGAGTAGCTTCAGTATCATGAGATCTTATAACAACCTCTGACAAGTTACAGAATTGCTTAGGTCTCAATATAATTTCACTACACGGGTTAGTTCCCCACTTAGCTTTACTTCTGTAACTTCGCTCAGCAATGTTATTCATTGCTTCTCTATTACATATACCACGTTCACCGCTTCGAGAATCATATAACAAAGCCCACTCTTCCATAAACCTACTAAGTGTAGGCTTGGCTTCATAAACAGCAGAGTTATTAGATAGGGATCTGTGACTCGATCCTTCCCACCAAGGTCCAGACTTAGCCTTAGACATTTCTCTATCATCAAGATCAGACAAAGATATCAAAGCCGACCTGCGTACTCCTCCGGAGATTACAACCTCACCGATCATACAAACAAGATCGTGTACATTAAGAGAGGTTAACTTCTGTCCGCTTTGTTTATAAAACATATTAACTGTATACTTAAATAACTTTTCTAAAGGCTCAGGTCCACTGGCTCTTCCACCAAATGTCTTAAGCCTAGATCCTCTTGGTCGTACAAGGTGGGTTTCCCATGTTGGGTGTATGCCATTGTATAGAGAACTTAGTAAAGCACTGTAAGCTCTAGCCCACCCTTCACGTGAATCTCCAACTACAATATAGTTATCTTCAACACGGTTAATAGTAGGTATTGTAGGAAGGTTATCAATCTCTGATCGTTCACAAGAGAATCCTACCCCTGTCCCACAACATAAGATATATAATATATCTGAGAAAGACTGGATTGAGTTGATAGGTAAATAAGAACAGTTATATAAACAAGTATCGTCCCTATCAGCTGCCTTTCCAGCAGTCATGAGAGCCCTCATAGAGGGAAACAGCTCAAGATTAAATGTCATCTCTCTAATATCATTCCACTCCTCAAGGTGACCTTCCTTAATAGCAGGAAAACGATCCAAGAAGTAATCATAATACCTATCGACACACTCACGCCATGTCTCTCTCCGCTTCTCATCATCTAGCCATCTGCAGTAGTTACTTGTCACTACAAACTTCTGGAATTCGTCCATGTTTTCTCCTTATTGTCTTTATTACCCATCTTTAGGTACCCATAGACTAATTTTATTTGTTTTTAAGTTGTAAGTCTCTGTGGTTAATATGTTTACGCACTGAGCCATAGCCACAGCTACATCTTTAGAGGACATATCGTACTTCTTCTTCGGTTTGTACTTATCACTAGTATATAGTTCAATAATACACCCCTCCCAATCCCCTTCATCCCACTCTTCTAGCATCTTCTGTGCTGTTTTGGGACCGATTCTCCATAGTCCGGGCAAACCGTCAACAGAATCTCCAGTCATCCACTGTTCAAAGAAGAATCTTCTAGCTTCTTTCTTAGTTATAAACCGTAACTCCTCATCTTTTCTAGGGTTATAGTGCCAACCACATACCCCTTTAAGATCCTTATCTATTGTAACAGCAATAGCCTTGTTAGAGTATGTGTATATCCCAAGTATATCGTCTGCTTCTAAGGAAGGCAATTCTTTACACTTGTACTTATATCTCATGTGGTCCTTCACATCTAATAAATACTCTGGTATATAGAGATCTTCCCTGTTAGCCTTATAATCAGGCCATATATTTCTTCTGAAGTTGTCTACTCTTGAGCAAGACAGTGCTATTGTAATATCATCTACCCCATCAGGAGTCCACTGCTTAACCAGCTTCTCCAACTTAATAGGAAAATCATCAGGATCGTTTACCTCTGCCCAGAACGCCGTCTGGTATGCGAGGATATCGCCATCTAAAAAAGCTTTTCTAGGTTTCTTCCTCATCATCCTCCTCCTCATCAAGCTTACCTAATAAGAGGAGATCAATCAGTTCAGTTATACATCTTGTAAGATCATCAACGTGCTCATCCTTGTACTCCTGATTGTCAGTGGGTATTACACCACACCAAAGAGGAACAAAAGAATGGACCTTTTCTCTAAGATTTTCTATAGTACCTTGGTTCTTAATCAAACAGTTAAATAATTTTCTAAACTCTTTGGCTCCGTTGTCAATAAGTTTAGCCATATCTTCAGAGTGGTGGTTTCTCCACCGTTCCTTTGGATCAACAATCTTTCTGTTACCAGAAGAAAGGAAGATTAAAGTACCCTTGTTATTTAAACCGTACTCTACTTCATTAGGATATCTACAATCATCTATGATAACACAACGTTCCCAATATTTGTTAGAGGAAGCCATTGCCTTTGCTTCTTCTTCGCTAGCTTTCTTAATATCTTTATTCAGCTCTTCTATCCAATAGTTATCGTTCACGGCACGCTTAGCAGCGCCATAAGATTGACAAAACTTTCTATATTCTTTTGGATTATCATCTTTACTATAGCCTTTTTCGTCTGCCATAGCCTTTAGCGGGCCAGCAAAAGACAAAAGCTTAGGGACAAGACCTAAACCAAATACTTCAGCAGCAATTATATGTGCTAGCGTAGTCTTTCCAACCCCAGCTTGTCCAGCTATTATAATTAGCTGCATCATCTAACTCCTTGTAAAGTGTCTTTGGTTGTACGTGGTCTCCTACCTTGAAACCACAAATTCTTAATAAGTAACATGTCATTAACGCACACGATGGTGGTAATAGTTTAGGTAATATAAACCTACCTAGAAAATACCAAAATATAATACTCCTTGCGTCACCAATATAACGGTAACTAGGATACTTCTTTGGTTTATAATTAGCAGCTTCATCATCAGTCAATGGTTTCCACTTAAGTTTATCATGACTATATAAAAAATCAGTAAGCTGCTGAAGGGAAACGTGAGCCTCATCTAACTCTACCACCTTAATAGGGGCATAGACTAGGTTATGGAATTTATCAGCGTCAACAAACTTAGCTTTGTGAGACTTATCTGAAGCTAACACTACTCTACTTCCTTCTCTATCAAGCATTATACCACAGTGATGTATGTCGGTCAAGGCAGAATATTTAATAATCTTTGCTCTCCAGTCTTTTGATCTATCATAAAAACAGACCGAGACTTTAGTTGGAAGAACTTCATACCTCATGATTGATACAGTATTACCATACCCAAGGCAACAGCAAGAGCATGTTCCATACGTGCACCTTCACTCCGCTCCCAACCAGATAACATATAAACACAATGACAAGAAAATACAAGATCAACATCTCGTTTCAAAGCTTCCCTTAATTCTTTCTTAGTCATATCATCCTCAGGAGCAACACCCGCATACCTATCAATAGCAGCAGGATTAACAGGATTCCATATATTTTTCTTACGTAGATTCTTCTCTGCTGCATCAAAGGCATCATGATTATTTCTCTCATAACCTCTCATAGGCCCAGCAATATATATATTTAGTTTTGTTTCTACTTTTGTTTCCATCAGTGACACTCCGACCAATTTTTACCAATTCTAAAGTTGCCGTCCATAGGGACAACACAACCTAGTAATTCTCCAGCTTCTATTATTGCTTCAACCCCTAGTTGTCCTACATGTTCTGCTATAGTGGGGTCACATTCAAGCTGCCACTCATCATGAACTGTAGCCATGAATGCAACTCTATCATTATAGAGCATGGATAGCTTAGTGTCAAGAATATTCTGAGCAGTTTTCATAATAACAGCACCATCTCCTTGTATCTGTACATTCAAAGCCTTGTGCTTAGCTCTACAAGGAACCTCTCTATCATCTAGTAGGGTAATCGTTCCCTTCTTTGCTACTTGAAACTGACAATTCTCTATTAGATTCCTAAGAGCAGGCATTTCGGAAAGGAATTTGTTTCTGATTTCCTTACCTTCCTTAGCTCTCTTGCCTACAATCTTACCAATCTTACCATCACCAGCACCATAGACTAGAGCATAGAAAAACGTCTTAGCTTTATCTCTTGTAGATAGACCAGCGGCAGACTGATTCAAGCTATGGATGTCGCCGTTAATAACAACTTCTCCGTAGTTACCATCATCCCAGTTAGCCATTCGATTAGCCAACAACCTAGCTTCTAGACCAGCAGCATCGATACCTACCATAACCCATCCTTCTCTAGGAGTAAACAAGGCTCTGGTTCTAGAGTCTCCTGATACCTGTTGTAGGTTGGGTTGTGATGCAGTCATTCTTCCGGTTACAGTTCCTTGAGTATTAACACTACCATGAATTCTATTATCTCTAGAGTTAACAGCTCTAAGTATCCAGTCAGATAACTGACTAAGCATCTTTATAGTATCAAAGTATCGTGCTAATGTTTTTGCTTCCGGGTAATTAAGATTCTTAAGTACCGCTGAATCAACCTTTGGATTACCCTTATCTGTTTTAGGGGCAACCCATCCATATTTCTTACCCAGTCTCTCAGCTATTTGTTTTCGTGAGGCAGGGTTAAAGTGTGTTGTCTTATCTTTAAGTCTCTTACCTGTCTTATCTGACCATCTCTCCTCCACAATAGGTGGAAAGATCTCACTCATGTCATCTTCAATCAAAACCTTTTCCATAAGCAGGTCATGCTCAAGTAAACTAGCAGCCTCGATATCAAAACCAATACCATTATTAATCTGCCCAGCTATGATAGAAGCTACATCATGCTCAAGTTTAATAGACCTCTTATTATCTATAGCAAAGCTTACTTGGTTATCGTATATAAGTTTTGTTACGTTAACATCCTGAAGACAGTACTTCAGCATATCTTCGTTGTACTTATCAAAGCCAAGGATATACTCTATCTTTTCTTCTCCCAGATGAATACCCCAAGCCTTGAGAGAGTTACCTCCGAAGGGGTGGTTCTGTCTATCTGGGTACATAAGACGGGAGACTGTGAGTGTATCATATTTCTTAGTATGAATTGGTCCATACAATCTTTCCAGCAAAGGAACATCGTATAATATTATATTATGACCAATAATAAGATCAGCCGATCTTAACATCTCAACTCCCTCTTCCATTGTACTCTCATAAAAGAACCATACTTGGTCAGTATCTAGATCGCTTACAACCATACACCATACTCTATCTGCTTCCGGTATAGCTTCGTCACCTTTAACAGTAAGCTCAGTTAAACCATTAGCTTCAACATCAAACACTAATCTTTTCATCGTTTATCCACATTATTAATAGCCTCAGAAATATCCACATCTCCTAACTCAAGGAATTGGACTAGTTCCTTAATCTCTTTCTCTGGGTTCTTCAACATATCCTCAAAGTAAACAGGGATTGAGGGTATATCATAGTTCATAGCTAAGCTATCAAGCATGATACCTTGTGTTGTTTGCATAGTCATTACATCTAAGTATGTTTTATCCTTATACCACTCGGTAAAGTTTGGACTCTTTAGGTTATTCTCTTCTGCTATTTGAATATCAATCTTAGCTAGGTCCATCATACTCTCTGCTTGTTTAACTGTATCTTCTCTCTTACATATAATCATCTTCTCGATATCATTTGTTTGGAGTTCAGTAACCAATGCTCCAGTAATCTTTATAACATGACCAATATTCTGCTCTCCGAAACCCTTCCTACAATGATCGATTATTGTTAGCATATCTAACTCCCAATAACCTTTAGGATTAAAGCTCCTCGCCTTCTTATCTAGCTCAGGACTAGCCTTAACCTTAACATCTGTGTTCTCTCTATTAACAATATTATATGCACCCCAGAATAAGTGCTCATCGTTATCTACCTTGGGATCCCCAACTAAGGGAACCCCAAGGTAATAAAGAGTCTGCATCATGAGACTAGAACCGCAACGACCTGTTCCGGTAACTAGAATCATATGTTATCCCAATCGTTAACGACATTACCATCACCATCAAAGGCGAAGTCTAATTCACTTAGCCTTCCGCTTTCGTGGTCATAGTATAGACACGCAGCAACACCTGATCTACCTGTTAGTCTGTTCTTTAGAACCCTAACAATAGTAGTGTTGCTTACCCTGTCATCAGGATTCTGTCTGTCTCTTTCCAAAGCAATAACAGTATTAGGTACGGAAGATAACGAACCCGAGCCACGTAGATCTTGTAGTGTGATTCGTACTCCCTCTTCATATGCTTTAGTAGTTTTCTTTAGTTGAGAGACAACATCAATATGAACACCCGTTCTTGAGACCAGTGCTCTTAGCTCTTTCATAATATTATCTATTAACAATCTTTCAGAGCCTCCTCCATCGAAGTCACTACTATCATTTAATAGTCCAGCAGCAGCAGCAGTGATATGATCAAGAACAATTACATCAACATCAAGAGACACGGCCATGAACTCAATACGAGCACATAGATTCTTGAGTCCACTGTTGCCAAGATGATCATAGATATATAGGTTAGATCCTTCTAGTTTCTTTCTAGCATCTGCATACTCTTCATCAGTTAGATCACTGATGATATCAATACTAATCGGATCCTTACCAAGCTTAGCTCGAAGTTCATTCATAACTTTCTTCGCTCGGATAGCTCGTACAGGTTTATTAATTAGTAATGATATCATGTCATCAACAGTTTCTTGAGGAGATTCCTCAAGCATAATAGCACCAACACTACGACCTTCTTCAAGGTGGTGGTGGATGATCTCTCTTAGGATAGTTGACTTACCGGAACCAGTTCCAGAAGCCCATAGTGTAACCTCTCCGCTTCTCTGTCCCAATAAGTAGTCGGATAAAGAATCAAACGGGAATGGGTAGACTTTAGTATCCTCAAGAGAGTTGATTGTATTAATTTGAGAAACATGTACAATCTCATCTGGTGAGTATTGTTGTGCTTCCCACATGGCCTGAATAATTTTTCGGCCCTGATTTTGAAGTAGGCATTCATTCGGATCCTTATATGGAAGCGAAGCTACCTTACATTTACCGGGAGGTAATAACTCAGCTACTTCTTTAGTTGCGTCTTGACCAGCATCATCCATGTCGAACATGAGAATGACTTCTTCATAACTGGTAACGAACTCAAGGTTATCCTTAATAGCTCTAGCAGCTCCTGCTGCACCATTAGGTAGACTAACTACTGGCCACTTAGTTTCCATTAGTTGTCCTACTGTCATGCAGTCAATTTCTCCTTCGGTAATTACAAGCCTCTTACCTTTGGTGCTCTTCCAAAGGTGTTGTCCCCACAAGGGAACCTTAACTGTGTCGCCTCTCCACTGGAAGGCTTTGTTTGGGCCTCTTAATTTCTGAGCAACAACCTTACCATCACGAAAGAAGGAGGCAATCTCTACCTTCTTACCTTCCTTGGTAATAGTTTGATACCCATAGAAACGAGCAGTCTTCTCTGTTATCTTTCTGTCCCCTACACCAATAACTTCTCCAGCGAGAAACTTAGTTGGGGACTTCTGTACTGTAGTAGACATATTTGAATATGCTCCTTCATGATGGCCACAGGCAAAACAATGTTTGCCGCCATCTTCATACACACATAAATTATCTCGGGAGGTGTCCCGCCCACTGTTAGCGCAGGCGGGACACTGAACCCGGTCTTTAATCTTTGACATTTCAACTCCTATTTAGAACAAGTTGACCATGGCATCTTCTTACAAAGCCAGCACCACATCTGCTTACCGACAAGAGCACCGACACCAAACAACGTAACTGAATAAAATACGGTTCCTAATGTAGAATCCATCCAACTCATCATAGTTTAATCTCCTTAATTTTATCGTTTGTAACTATCCTCCAAACGATTCTTCCTGCCCACACAAGACTGATTGCTCCTGTTGCAATCGCAACTGGAATGAAGAACCAGTCTGCGTATAATGCTAATGCATAATTAATTAAGATAAAAATCACACCACCAATTAGCGGTCTCCAACCTAGTGTTCCTCTAGATATTACTAACAAAGCAATACCAGCTAAACAACACAGGCCACCTAGCCAGCCAAGCATGGGGCTGCAAGCATTGTTAACCCCTTGTTGTACTGACGCAGTAATACCATCTAATGGTCCCGTTACTGTCCGTGATAAGCTACATCCAAATAACATAGCACACGTAACACATAACGTTAAAACTTTCCACATATAACCCCCTCCTATTGTAATTGGTCTACACCTAATATAAAGTATCCATCCTCCGTAGGCTTGGTCCATTGTTTAACAGCGTATACTTCAAGAATCTGTGTATCATCTTCCCATAGTTTACCATTTAAACAATCAAACACAGCTTTAATATAGTTATCTATATCAGCTTTCGGAGACATAAGTTTTGTTTTCTTCGGTCTCCTAACAAACAGTTCCAGATCAACTTTAAGCGGTCCAGTATATAAGTCAAAGTCGTTACCAAGAATCATAGGTACCAACTCTATCATCTCCTTCCGGAAATATTTATAAGGTCCAGCAAAGTAGGCCCCACGTTTACATAAGCGAGGCCTACTCGCTGCGACCGGACTAATCGGGAACAACCACTCAGGCATTAGATTGGCAGGTCTTCATCTTCCTTGTCTTCGACAGGGGGGATGAAGTTTGAACCATCAAAACCATCAGTGGCATCGAATCCACCAGTATCCATAATGTTCTTCTCGATAATCTGGCATCCGTTAAGATACAGACTAAGAGAATCATCTCTTGTTAAGATAGCCGGAGCAAGACGAAGCCGAACCTTATCACCACCGAACGGAACAGCATCTGTTCTGTTAGCATGGGCATCCCTACAAGGGAACGTTCGAACATTCTTCTTAACAAAAGCCTTGGACTTAACCTTCAGAGTTGTACGACCTTCATCGTCAACCTTGAGGCCGTTAATCCTGCTTGCGTTATTTTCTGAAACCATTTCGTCTAGCTTCTTCTGAAGCTCATCATCAACAATAATTGTGATGTTATGGTTAGACGAGTCTTCACCAAACTTATCGTCTGGGGCGTGAAGGTGAGCCCAGATAACATCCAGCGTCTCAGTAGTAAAAGCATTAATCTTCATCATCATGTTCATCCTCTATTTCTCCTTTGGTAATATTTTCTTCCATAGATTTAATTGAATTTTCAATGTGATTTACTAACCCCAACAACGAGGTAGCCACATGAGTTAAGTAATTCTTTACCTCTGCATAAGTAATCCATACTTGTTCCTTCTCTTCAGCTTCTGCAAGGCTTCCCTTTTCATCAACAACCTCAGCCTTCCAACCTTCATCGGTTTTAATTTCTGCTTCCGACATTAATCCATTACCTCCATATAGGGGTGTCCATCAATTATTACTCCAGCCCCATTGACTGGCTTCTTTAGAAAGTTCTTACCATAATACATTAAGATGTGGTGTTTGTCAACCCCACAAGGTACATTAAAACCAAATATTTTATTATCATTAGAACCAAGTAGCCAACACAAGCTTCCTGTTGAGTGAACGTGTCCACTAACAGTACTCTGTGCTCTAGTCTTAGCTGCGTTGAAAGCAGGTGAAACACCAGAGTTAGCACCAGTCCCATGAAGATATCCTACACCATCAATTACCCACTCGTACTCCCATTCCCAGTTGGGTGTATTAAAGATTGTTTTATAATCCTTTAGATACATAGCTGGGATGCCAGCATTAGCTGATAATCTATAAACTCTTTCATCGTGGTTTCCTATACATACTTTAGCACTAGGAAAGGCTTTCTTCCATTCCTTTAGTTTTTCCATACTTCTGTGATACTCAGCCACAGCTGCGTCAGCATCTGGGTGTTTCTGGTGAAAGGAAATAGCATGGTGATCTAATACATCACCTATAAAAACAACCTCGTTGGTTCTATATTTTTTGCGAAGTCCCTTACAGAAATCCAAATAGTCTGATCGTTCAGCTGGAAGATGAAGATCACCTATAACCAATACTTTAGTCACAAATAATATCCTCCTCGTAATCGATATAGTCATCATCATCTTCCAAATCTAAATTAGTATCGATGATAAGACCGTCCCAATCCTCAACAAAATGAACGTAATACTCAAAGTCATTAGTATCTATCGGCATAATCTACTCTGGTTCTGGAATTATTAAGGTTAAATTTAGGCCAGTATCTGTTGGAACTCTTTGAACAACAAACTCTTTAAATAAATTAGCCATAAAAATAGACATTAGTGCCTCACTTGGGAACGAAAGATTCAAAACCTTTTCATCCTTACCCTGAAGGGCTAGTTTAACAGTGTACTTCAGGCCGTGTTCCATGTCAGCCTCACTTCCTATTAGCAAATGAGTCATGCTTTCTCCTTTACGCAAAGAAATAATCTGATTGTAAAACTTCCTCAAGCATAAGCTTGCCCCGTGTTGGAACGTCGGGAAGTTTAATTCCTAATTGGTTTTCAACCTCCTTCTTGAAGTTTTCTAGTTGGTTTGTCTTATGAATCTTAACAAACTCTTCTCTTAGTAGGTTTCTCATATCATCTATATAATTAGCATGGCACCCGAAGGAATCATGAATCATACAGAGGTCTATTATACCACAGTCTATCAGTCTGTCAATAGTTAAAAACATATGAGCAGCATCTAAACTGTGTATAAAGTTAGGGGAGATAGCTTGTAAAGAATCACGCGGAGCCACATCATTTGTCTTAACATAGAATATAAGTTCCTTCTTGTTAAACAGATGAGCAAGAGATCTCCTCTTCTGTTGTTTATTATAGAGGTGAACTACTTTAAACCCACTGGGGGTTGTCCACTCAACGTGTTTGTTAAGCTTGTTAGCTTCTTCAATAATAGATTTTAAATATTGTTTGCCTTTGTTTGGTCCACTTAATGAGCGGTCAAGGCTAGCTTTAATAGCTCGGGCCAGCTCAACAATAGCTGCACCCTTCTTCTCACGAGACACCCAGTCGAGGTGTCCCTCTTCTTTTAGGTATCTCTGTATTCCATAGAAAGTAAGACCATACGGTTCACACATTGTGCTGCGCTTTGTTACCTTCCTATCAATTTTATTATCCCAAAACTCTAGAAACTCACGATACCAATCGTTGTCGCTACTAAAGTTAGTGCAATAATCAGTAGTAACATCAGCTACATACTGGTATAGATCGTGCGGTTCGTCTGAAGGAGTTACCCCAGTCAGCTTAGCAATATCAGTGTCGCCCATGATAGAAGACCAGTGTTGGTTGCCGTTACATTTACCATCGATCTGTACAGGTACATAACTCATACCATCTTTCCTAGTAATGTCAAAGATCATTGCCAATCTTTGGAAAGACTTGTTCTTCTTCTTGGAATCATCAATCCATTCTTTATTTCCATATGGATCTTGAGATATACGTTCAATCATGTCCCAGTTATCGTCAACCCATTGTATTCTTTTATCAAAGGATACTTTATCTTGGTCAAACAGGTTAGCTAGATATATTTTCTGCCAATACCTACCCCTCTCGGTTATCTTAACACCATTAGCAAACCTAATCATCCCCCTATCTAGGTCAGATGATTGGGGGGACAGCAACTCACAGGTTGTGTATGCCCTGCCCCTGAAATCTAGGGTGTAGACATGATAGAAAAACCCCCAAGGAATAAGATTCTCAGCCAGCTGAAGACGTATTAACATCCTTCCGCGAGCTTGTTCTTGCTTATACCAATCACTCCAAGCTTCCTCTTGGCGTTGACACCAGATAGCCTGTTGTTCTTTTGACCCATCTTTAGGGTACTCCTCATTATACATGAATTCTTCGAACGAAAAGTAGGGTAGATTAGCTAGCCCAGTATTGTTCTTAAACAGGGATTCCATCACCTCTACTACTGGTTCATTGATAGACCACTCTGTTTTCATCATGTGATTCAAACCCTTAACAACCTTTAAAGAAGGGCTCGAAAATTTTTGGTCCCTTTTTTGGTCTCCAAAGAAATTAGATCTAAACTTCTGGACCATAGGTTTCCTTAGGTTGGTATGTATATACCCACCTGTAGATATTGTAGTATGGTCTTCGGGGATAGACAACATAGGTCTATATATTAGTGTAGAGTTCTGAAGAACATCGTGTCTTTTGTGTAGCTCTCTAAGAACATCGGGATGAAACTCAACCGATAGAAATTTCTTATAAGAATTACCTCGTTTTATCATATGAGAAGTTAAGATAATTATATTAGAAGAGGCAGCTATCCTAAGCATGTTATGTCCGAAGTCATGCCTTTGTTTAATTGATAGCTTAACATTTTTGTCCATCTTATCGGCAAATGCACGGCATCTCTTAGGTGTCCAGTTCTTTATAAACTTAGATTGTCTTAACCAATCATCTCTGTTATCTTCCTTAGCTCTTTGGAACGCAATAATATCACAAGCGTCATGAGATATCTGTGTAGCTAAGGTTTGTGCTAGAGGGGGGATAACTTTATCCTTTTCCCACCTGTATCCCCAGAAGGTACTAGAGAACCAGCTTCTAATCACAGCTCTTATAGTTATGTCAGCCATCTTCTGCGGACCCAGCTCAAGTAAGGGGTACAACCATTGAGGTGACTTACTTGATTGACACACCCTATCAATCCACTCCTGAAACACTTCTCTTAGTTCTACAACAGAAGAATCAATAAGTTCTTGTTCAGGTATGCCCTCATCGGGAGCGCGCTCATAGTCTGACCAATATCTAGACTTACCATACTCAAGCATCTCTTGTTCATACAAGATCTGCGAGTTCTTTCTCTCTAACTTAGCGTCATCAGTTAAGGTATCCCATTTCATATAGAATTGTTCTCCCAGAATTCATCCACCTTCTTATTATATTCTTCCTTGGTAATCTTCTTAAAAGCAAGCTCCCAATTAAGATCATATATTTCCTTCGGAATGTTTGAGTCTCGCTGAGAATCCCCCTTACCTGCGCTAGAGTTTGGTGTATATAGTTCTGGTTTCCAGATTCTACTACCACCTCTAGCTTGATGTAGTTCATCTTTTCTATGCTTCTCCCGTAATTTCCTCCAGTTTTTATGCGCATTAAAAGAACCACCAAAGTTTTGATCGTTGGTTTCAATCGATAAACTTTTCTTTTTCCTTGCCATAATACCTCCTCTTTAAACTTACTAAGGAGAAGCGTGGGAGCAGAGCACTTCGGATACAGTAATGTAT